ATCGGCTTCACCTTGGCTGATGATGTGATGTCCCGATGTTCCGAGAGAAACTTGTGACAAAAGCTCAAAAACATCTTTCAACCGCACTGGTGAACCATTTATTTTATACTCATTGGCACCCCCCTGGTGTACTTCGCGCGTAATCGAGACTTCGTCAAAATCAATATTGAAATGACGCTTGGAATTATCAAAGGTAATTGTAACATTCGCCCTACCAGCGCGTGGCGAACCCGTAGAACCGTTCCAAATTAAATCTTCTCCGCGCTTGCCTCGCAACGACTTCATTGACTGCTCGCCCAAAACCCAACGCAGAGCCTCGGCTACATTGGACTTACCGGAACCGTTCGGTCCGACAATCGCCGTAATTGGGCTGTCGAAAGAAAGCGAAGTTTTCCTAAATATTGCAGTGAAGAACATAAGTATTTGGGTTTACTTAGAAGCAGTAGATTATCTCATCAAAAACGTAAAGAACAAGCAAAGATAGAATTTAAGAATTGGTTAGAGAGAAATAAAGAAAAACGTTTAGAATATATGAAAAAATGGCGGTTGGTTCATAATTATTATATAAATAGTTATCAAAGGAAATGGAAGTTTAATAAGAAATTAATTACACAATAATGTCAGAAGATAGTCAAGAAACTAAAACTGAAGAACAGAAATTAAACAGTAGACCTTGGTTATTTCAACCTGGTCAAAGTGGTAATCCAGGTGGAAGACCAAGGGGTTCTAAATCACTTAAAACATATGCAAAAGAGTATCTTTATACTTTATCAGATGAAGGGAAGTTAGATTATTTAGCAGGTATGGATAAAAAGGATGTATGGGAGATGGGGGAAGGCAAGGCTAAACAAGATTTAGATATAAGCGGTGAAATAACAAGTAAAGTAATTAAGTTAGATGAATGACAAGCAAGAAGAGATTAGTTTTACAGAACTTAGTGGATTCTTTCCCAAACAGAACGAAGCCAAACTTGCTTCTAAAAGATTTAAATATACATTATTCGGTGGATCAGTAGGTTCTGGTAAATCACGATGGCTTAGATGGATGATGGTTTATTGGTTAATGGAGTACTGGGCTAAGTATAAGATTAGAGGAGTTAGAGCAGGATTGTTTTGTGAAGATTATGTTTCTTTAAATGATAGACACCTCACTAAGATCAAATTCGAATTTCCCTCATGGCTTGGAAAGTTTAACGAATCCAAACATGAATTTACGCTCGCACCAGAATATGGTGGAGGCATTATTGCTTTTCGGAACCTTGACGACCCTTCCAAATATCTTTCAGTGGAATTTGCCGTAATTGCAATAGATGAGATAAATAGAAATCCAAAGACTACGTTTGATATGTTAAGAAGTCGTCATCGTTGGCCTGGAATTAAAGATGTAAAGTTCTTAGCTGGTTGTAACCCATTAGGTGAAGCGTGGGTTAAGAATATGTGGGTGAAACGAATATTTAGTTCTGATGAAAAAGAACAATATGAATTTGTTTTTGTGCCGGCTCTACCAACTGATAATCCTTATTTGCCTAAAGAGTATTATAAGAGTTTAGAGAGTTTGCCTGAAAATCAACGCAAAGCTTATTTAGAGGGTAATTGGGATGCTTTTGATGAAGGAATGGATGAAAAAGGATATATAAGACTTATTAATGATCGAGAACTACAAAGCGTTTATACTAATCAAGGCGAACACTCAGGCTACAAAATACTGGGTATTGATCCAGCAGCAGGAGGAGATAACTCTGCAATTGTCCTCAAAAGCACAAATCTTCAAGAAGTTCTTTTCAACCAAAAGCTCGAAAACACCATGGACTTAGTGGGTGTGATTATGGAGAAGTATCGAGATTATCATTGTGATTATATTGTTATAGATAAGACTGGAGTGGGACAGGGAGTATTTGATCGGCTAAAGGACGCTGATTATCCTGTTCGAGGAGTTAGTTTTGGTGAAAAGAGTGAAGATGAACAGTTTGCTAACCTGAAGGCTGAATGGCATTGGCGAGAACGTAAATGGTTATTAAGTGGAGGCCGGTTAGTGCAGAATAGTGCTTGGAACGAATTTGAATATGTAAAGTATAAAAATAAAGATGGAAAGATTATTATTCAACCAAAAGAAGAGTTGTTTAGAGAAGGAATTGCTAGTCCAAATTGTGTTGATGCGGCAGTGCTGACAATGGTTATAGACGATCAAGCGGTTAGAAGCCAAAGAATATTAAAAGTTAATCGTGGACGAGGTTTCTACGATAAAACTGTGGAGATTTGGCATGGCGAAGAACAACCCATCGAAACATGAAGGTCAAAAGTTTCAAATAGAAGATAAAGACAAGTGGTACGGTCAAGAGTTGGGAGTTAATTCTGAAGTGCCTTTAGTTAATGAAGCTAAGGGAAAACCTTATATTATCAGGCAATTTCAATTTACTTTTAACCCAGAGACCTTACGAAAGATTAAAGAAAAAAAGATTCCCGCTCCTACTCAACAAGAACTGTTTAATTCAAATTGGCGACAGATTGAAATTGAGCTTTGGAAAGACGGGTTGGTAGCTAGTAGAGAAGTTGATCCTCGAATGATTATAGGGAAAAAGAGGTATAAGATTATCCTGCTCTGTGAACCTCGGTTTAAGACTCTGGTAGTGCAAAAACCTCAAACTTTACAAGAAATCACAAAACCAGCCAAAAACCCTTGACTTTCTTTAACTGTCTTTGCCATACTTGAGTTATCAACAACTTTATGGTAGAGGAAACAGAGAAACAGGATAACCAGCCAGTAGAGCTAAAAGGAATACAAGACGCTTACACAGAAAGTTTTAACTTTTTGCAATCTTGGAAGCGTAGGAAAGTAAGCCAATTAGTTCTGCTGAATAATTTACAGCGAGGCGATCAGAATATAGCGTCTACTCTTTTGTTGACGCTATTTAATCGTGTTTTATCGGCTTTATATGATGATAAGATGCAAATCAAGTTTTTACCAAGCCAAGGGATTACCCAACAACAGCTTAATTCTTATAATACGTTGTCTCAATCAGATTACATGGAAATGGGCAAATCCAAGCTAGATTATGATTGGTGCTGGGATGCTCTGTTTTTTAATCGAGGGTACTTAGAGACTTATAAGTTCAATAAGAAGAGGAAGATCATGGAACCTCATGTGATTAACCCGTTGGTTTTCGGTTATGATCCCTACTTCTCCGAAGTGCAGGAATGGCGTTATTACTGGAAATGGATTACTAAGTCTAAGGTTGAGATTCAAAGACTCATAGACAATGAGATAATTACTGGAGTAACAAAACCGGAAGAAATTCCATCAGGTGTGGATGAATATTTGTCGAATTATAAGAGTTTACGAGACAAGGCTAAGAAAGCTGTTGAACCATCGGCTGATCCGATAAGCGGAGATATTTTCCAAATCTTGGAGTTTTACGGCTATGATGAAGGTAAAAAGACTTGTTTTTGGGTAGATCGAAGTTTCTCTAAAGTTTTGTATAAAGAAGAGTTAAAGTTTGACGATTTAGAGTACGATGATCAAGAGAAAAAGGGTTCTAAGTGGCCGATTGTCATTAAAGAGTGTTTTCGAGAACCTCATGCTTCAATTAACTTTGGGATTGCTGATTTGCTTGAGGATAAACATCGAGCTAAAAGTGTTCTTTTAAACCTTGCCTTTATAGCTGCTAAAGATCGAGCCAACCCGATCTATCTATATAACCCGGATAAAGTTACAGATGTAACTCAACTTTTTTCTCGTCAGATTAACCAACATATTCCGGTAAGTGAAATGGAGGGAGCGGTAATGCCGCTTAATACCGAAGACCCTATGTCTCCTGGGTTGATTCAGTTTATTTCAATGCTCCAACAAGAAGCTAATGCTCCAATTGGAACTGGTGTTGTTTTACAGCCACAAAAGAATAAGACTTCAAATACTGCCACAGAAGCAGCGATAGACCAACAGTTAAACGATATGGCCCAAAGTTTGCAGTCTAAAATTATGCAATTTGGCGAGAGTGAGTTTTGGTCTCATTGGTTTCATCGCTACGCCAAGTATGGGCCAGAGTTAAAGAAAAAAATGGCTAATATTGTGGGAGTAAAGGGAATTACCACTGAAATGATTGATTTTAAGGACTTTAACACTGATTTCCCGCCAGGTGTCCTAGTTTACTCGGCTAAGGAAGCGGAATATAAAGAATTAGTGTTAAGACGAGATTTAATGCAACTCTACCCTGCTTTAGTGCAAACTCTTGATCCTGATGGGCTTCGGAACTTTAATAAGCACGTCTTTTTCCCGAAGTTCCTACAAGACCCCAGCCTCATTGATGTAATGTTACCTAAAACAATAGATGAAATAACGGCTGATGCTGAAAATGAACAATTAATTAACAACGAATGGGTAGATGCTAAGCTGACTGATAATCATACGACCCATATTTATACTCATGCGATGGTGCAACCTAAAACTTGGGCTGTGTGGTTTCATTTAGAAGCACACAAACAGATGTTAGCTCAACAGAAAGCCCAAGAAATGCAAGCTCAACAAATGGCTTTAATGAATCAAAGTCTTGAACAAACGCAAAATAGTCCTGGTAAGCTAAATGTAGGAATAGAAAAAAGGTCGCCTATAGCAGCTGCTAGTCCTATTAAGACTGAAATGAATCCAAATAATACAATTAATCAATAAATATATGGGAAGAAAAAAGAAATTAGAAACTTCTGTTGATGAAATTACTAACGTTAGTAATATAAATTTAGCACGAGATATAGAGTTTGAACAACCAATTCAACGACTTGAGCTTAATATCGATTTAGGCCGGCAAGACTTAAATGATGTGGTCGGTAAGTTGCGAGATAAAATCAACGAGCTAATTGAGAAAGGTTAAATATGCAAAATTACGCAAGACCACAACCTCAAGATAGATTTGGCAATCAAATTGGCACTGAACAAGCATCGTCTGCGGCTCCGGCTTATGCTACTAATGTTAGTGGTGCTTTGCTTAGTTCGATAATTGCGCTTGACAATAGAGCAACTGTATTAGAAGTGGTTACTGGGAATGGCCCTGCTGGATTAAAGTGGTTTGGAAGCGTAATCGGGTCGGCAAATATCCATCCTAGTATAACTACAACTACTTATGATAACGCTATTCCGCCCAATTCGATTCGCAGATTTGTAATTCCTCAATCTGTTATTGGTCGAGCGCATATTGGAAGTTTAGTGGGAGGTGTTGGTGCACAAAATGGTCTCTATCCGCAAGTAGCTGTAATTCCACTGCAAGCTACCTTACCAACCAGTATCTTTACCAGTCAATTCTAAATTTATGCCCTTCAAAAGCGCTAAACAGAAAGCCTATTTAATGGCTAAAAAACCAGAGGTAGCAAAAAAATTCATGAAACATGAAAAATATTCAGGCAAGGGAACCAGAGCTAGATTAAATACAGCGGCAGAAAAAATGATGTTTGGGTCGAGAGCATCTTAAACAATTAAACGAAAGGAATAAATATGTCAATTAGGTTACCTCTTGAAGAGGTATTAAGTGTTCAAAATAACGGTAATCTTGGAGTTAGTTCAGTTAGTGGAGGAATTGCAACAGAATTTACCATTCCTCAAGATGCTGATAATGTCGTAGTAAAATTTACCGCTTCAACCGCAGGTGGTGGAGTTAGCACTGTTTTGCAAACAACAGATGATGGAGGTACAACGTGGTATGATGTTGCTCGAACCAGCGTTGTTTCTAACGCTAATGACACCATTGCTCAATGGATTTCAGCTCCAGTTATCGGAGCAGGATTAAGAACTGCTGTCACTTACGCAGAAGCTTCTATTATTACAGCAGGGATTGGTAGTGCAGCAGCTTCAACATTAGCGGCAGGACAGTTAACAGGATTACCGATTCTAAGTCAACGCGGTCGTGTGTTTCTTATTACCTCGGCTGGTATTACTACAGTATCTTCAGTTACCACTAAAGTCATGGTCAATAGTCAATCAGCAACTGCTTAACTTTCGCTATGAACAATTCATTTATTGTAGAAAATTCTTTGGAACTAGAAACTCCCGTAGATAATACGGAGCGATTTCGACAAAAAGAATCAGAATTGATTACAATAATTGAAGCCATTAATAAAGTAGCTGAAAGTTATGAATGGCAGATATTGAAGGAAAAGATTTTTGACGGAGTAGTTGAAAATCTTAAAAAGCAGAGAGATACGGAAGTCGAAAAAAAGCCTTTAAATGGCCCGTTGATTCATTCGCTTAATGGTCAACTGGCTTGGGCAAAGAAATATTCAGATTTTGCTAAACTAGCGGATATTTATAAGCTGGAATTAGCAAATGTAAGGAAACAACTTTATGGAAAAGACAATTGAACGGCAAGGAATTAAATCGGAGCCATACGTTCATCATTACCCTCAAGTGATTGGTGGCGTATGTGAGTTTCATGGAGTAATTGACGGGAATCAGCCGTCTACGGAACAGTATAAATTATGTCCTAAAGATGGTTTGCACCCGAATTATTCACAGCTTCGTTGTTCATATTGTGATGAGTCAAAGAACCCTGATGACGTAATATACAAGTCAACATTGAATATTACCAATCATCCTTCTGATCCGAATACTTTGGTCGTCGTGTGTGATAACTTTACTTGCGTGCAGAAGCATCAAGCTCGCTTTAAACGTTAAACTTAATTATAACTTGGTCAATTATAGTTAATGCTTATTAGACCTTAACTTATTGATAGATTCGCCTCTATCACTAATGGAGAATATATGGCAGAAAATGATCTTGATCTTGATCTGTCTACGGATGAAGAGCAAGAAAAAGTCAATAAAGTAGAAAAAAGAATTAAAGACTTATCTGAAAAAGTCAGACTTACATC